TAGCGTTTGATCTCCTTGTTCTAGATAGTTGAGGGCGAGGAGTTGGGCGCGAGGGTCTACGACGTCCAGACGCAGATGAAGATGGGGTAGATCTTCTTGACCCTCCTGATGATCCGTGATACGACATTATCTTACCATTTTGTTTTGTTAGCCCAGTAAGCAGCGCTCATCTTACCCTTAGCAATGTTTTTAGCATGACGAGCCTTAAAAGACTTGCGCTTTGCTTTCATGCGATCAGACTCACCTGGTTTAGGCTTACCTGCTGTTTTTGCACCCTTTTCACCAAAGCGAATAAGTTTAACCTTATCCCCTTGTTTTGCCAAAACAATGTGAGACTTTTTGGGGTGGCCTGGAGTCCTCTTAGCTTTATTTACACCGCTAAGACCATGCTTTTTTAGCATGCGCTTTATACGAGATCTCAAGGCTTCTTTACTCATTACACAAATATAACTATTGAATCCTGCGCAACTTCTATGACTTCTGTTGCCGCCTGATCTTGTTCAGTTAAAGTAATTGCATTTGTTTTTTGCTGAAACAAAAATGTAGAGCCATTACTTAAAACAATGCTCATAGAATCCTGATTAGATGCTGTTACCTCAACAATCATCGCGTAGCGGGGGTTGGGGTTGCATCACTAATATCTTCATTTACATTAAAAGCTCCTCGCAAAATTGTTTTGTGATCGTCTACGCCTGTAGATGAATTGGGTTTAATTTGCTGAAGATCATAGATGTAGTTTCCCGCAGGCACAAACCTCATTGTTTCTGCAGTTGCTGATATCGTCAAGTTACCACTATTGTCAAGAACAAATTCTTCAAAAGCCATTTCTACGCCGTTAGACCTCACTGCTTTTGGGCCAATGTCAACAGTAGAAAGCACAAGGCCCGCTGTGCCTTTTGCGCTTGCAGACCGCAAAGAATCTCGAACCTGCATCACAAAAGAGTACTCGTCTGTGACAAGAGGAAGAGCAGTGCCTGAGGAATCCTTTAGAGTTATTGTCATGGAAAACGAGTCTCCTCTGCGACACGTGATGTCAAGCTTTTGGCTTTGATCAAAGTTTACTTTTTTCGCCATCTTAAAGAAGGTCTGCTAGATTTACTGATTGTTCTGGTTCGTCTCGAAGCTCTGGTCTCTGCCCCCTTCTTTGAGATATTAGCTTACTCTGCTCAACTGCCTGCTTCTTGACTCTTGTGTCCTTGCGATCCTCCTTCAAGACCTCAAGCTTTTCTTTAAACTCTTGCTCCTCAGTTCTAAATCCAAGGGTTGCCTGAGCTCTAATGATTTCAATCTCTTTGCGGAACTGATGCTTGACCTGCTCTAGTTGCGCCTCAAGCTGATTCTTAAGCTGCATCTCCTGAGCCTTCATCTGTGCTTCTAGTTGCATCTCCTGCATGCGGCCCTGAGAGGCAGCCTGTGCGGCAGCCTGTGCTTGCTGAGCTTGCATCTGAGCATTCTCAGCTGCTTGCTTTTGCACTCTCTCAATACGCTTCTTTCTCCTCAGGATCAAAAGGCGCTCCGCCTGGTTGATGTCCTTGATTGTTCTGATCGCAATCGCGTCTTCGAGATCAATCTCCTTTTGTGCCAAGGACTGCTGGATGCTTTGCTCAAGATAAATCTTGTCTTGATCCTCCATGTCCTTAACAACCGTGACTCCAAAGTTGTACATAGGAAGGTCTCCAAAAGAAGACAGCACACCCATGTTTGTTTTGCCTATGGCGTTTTCATAGGCCTTGAATATGACAGACTCCATAGGAAGAATCTGCAAACACTTGACAATGTCATGGCAGGTCTTCTTGTAAAGAATCATTGCAGCATTGGTGATGTCGTAGATGGCGTTGTTGCCAGCTGCGATAGCATTTTGTTGAACTCCAACCAAGGTGTCTCCCTTGGGAGTCGATGCATCCATCATTTCATTGATACCAGTGGTATCTCGAATCATTCGCAAGTAATGGTTGTACAAACCAATAAGCTCATTAATATTTCGAATGCTATTACCAATCTCGCGAACTGGTGGGTTCTGGAATCCACCTTCTGGATTTTTACTCCTGTAATAGAAGACACCCGTCTGCTCGTAGATATCATGCAGATCAAGTGGTTGAAGCTCTCCCGCGTTTCCAAGCTGGACATTCTCCAGTCCTTCGACGTCAATAATCAATCCATCTGGCTTGGCTTTAGCTATGGCTTGCTGAATCTTGAGGTGTGTAAGCTGAAGCATATCAGCAAACCCAATGCAGCTGTTAACCATAGACTTGGGAATCATACGTCTAATGTTTGTACAAACAGCAGAGTATGAAAGATTGCACTTTGAAATGTCGTGGACATTTCTAGGTACGTTTGTTTTCATGCCGTAATCAAACAGCATTTTAGTTCCTGTGATGTAGCTGCCTCCGTAAACAGTGGCAATTTCCATCTTGTGTGGGGTCCTTTCGTAAACGCTACCTGCCCTTTCCTTATAGGTAAAGCCCTGGTGAAAAAACCCCGTGTTGCCGTGACGATTTTGTTTTTCCTCGTAGTAGACGCAGTCCACAGACATGAACTCAAAGTCAAGCACTTCGACCATATAGTCGTCATACTCATACTTCATTTTGTTCATGTAAGAATCAAAGTACCCTTTGTTGCTTGATCCAGCAGAATAACGTGTGGACTTTTTAGCAATCTCTTCATAATCCTCTTCCGTAAACTGATCGCCCGCAAGGCGCTTAAGTTCAGCAATAGATATTCTTTTGATATGACCTGCGTAAATCAAGTCATTCATTCCAGGATCTTCCGTGTAACTGTGGACAAAGTCAATAGGATCAACGTAATCAACCTTAATGCCATAGTTGGGATCGTTGCTTCTTTTCACAACAGACATTCCCAGAGAGGTCAGATCATTAACAGCCCTTCTGTAGGTGTTGTCATTGAAGTCATTCCAATTTAAAGTCAGGTTTGTGGCAACCTGGGCAGCCACCTCTGCATCAGTTTTGACGTTTGTCTCAATAAGGATTTCAGCCTCCTCCAAAGTATCTGGAAGCTTCTCTGGATCTTCGTCAAGAACTAGACCTCCTGTTATCTCCTTGAGCTCAAGCAACTTATCCTTGAGAAGGACTTGATTTCTAATCCTGCTCTTTTCATTGTTCTTTTCTGAAGAAGAAACGGGGTCGATAGCCTCAAGATTGGGGTATGGGTTGCGAGACAGGATCTTGTTTGAAACAACCTTAGCAAACTTGGGGAGGATAGGGACGGGAGTGTAGTCAAGGTTTATGAGAGATCCATCCCCGTTGTTAGGATCGAGAGAATTAAGAAGCTGCTTGTAAATGGAAGTGTCTTGAGTTCCGTTCGCATACTCTCTATTTTTCTCGAATATTTTATTTCTTTTTCTGTATAGCGATTCTGTATTTGCAAAATCTCCCCACTGACTTTCAACAGCTTTTGCATATTTAAGCCCGTATTCTTTTGCGGCCTTTATCTCTTGACTAACAAGTGGGTCAGGAAAATTAGCGCTGTTTTTGTTTTTGCTATACATTATGCAAGCTTAGTCATTTATGCAAATATAAGAAAGTCAGTATTCTGACTGGATGGGCTTGTATCGCCTGAAAAATTTTCTTTCTAGATCAGGGCTAGACTTCTTCTTTTGATTGACTTTTTGAGCCGCCAACAAACAAAGACCAGAGCTAATCGTCAAGTCAAACTTTGTCCTGTTGTCGATCTTAAATCCAATCCAGTCCTCCAAGGTTTCATTAAAGTACATGTTACCAGCCGCCCCTGTTTCTGGGTTATATCCAACGTAGTTGTGTATGTATGCCTCGATGGCCTGAGCGTGGGCCTGAATAACTTCTTGTGAGTTTGATGGGATGCCTTTTGTTTTAACATTCACCTTGGCGTTGGGGGCTGAAAGGTGTTTTGGCCTGGCCATTAAGTAGCCGTCGTAACCTCTTGATTCAAAGTACCTTGCAATACCGTACTTGTTGTTTTCAATTAACAGTGGGTAGCCAAAATAAAAGGCAGCCATCAAAACATCTTCGTAAAATATTTTAGCCAAAGGCGGACGGGACGCATACTCTACCACAAACATGTTTGATGGATACTCCATGTGAAACTTGTTGTATAGATGAAGCGCTCCCTTCGATCCCCGTCCATCGACGGTGGCGTCAAGATCGTAGGAGTCAACCCCGCCTACCCCCAGCTCTGCATTTGGTGCCATAAGTTTTCCGCCTTCGTATAACTTTTTGTTTCTCAGTTCTTTAGGTGGCAACCATGAAACATTAAATTTACCTCTAGGGTCAGGAGAAAATACTACCTCTGTATCCTGGACCCCATCCTTCCATATAAAGTTTCCTGTCACCACGGGGTCTGGGTACAGCTCCTCATTGTGGTCCATTTGCTCGTAGATCTTGCCTACGTTGAACACACTCCCATCAATGCTGTCTCTGAATGCTTCTTCTTCGCTAAATGGGAATTGACGAACAACCTCGTTTAGCTCAGACGCATCATGCTTAAGGCTGTCTCTTTCGTTTTTTAAATACACCTTTGCCCCCTGGTAGATCATGTCTCCGTCTACCCCCTCTACTGCTGACTCTGGCTGAGAAATCACTGGGTTGCCATAAAGGTCAAAGAACCCCTCAAGGGATTCGTAGGCAGGAATAAATAACCTGTAAAGCCCAGATCGAGTGCGACCGTTTGCGTTTCTGTCAAATGGATCTGAGTCTGCCCAAAGGTCTTTGTACTCTTTACCGCCCTTGTCCATGGGGTTGACGGTACTTCCTACCATAGCCTTGCCCACAATCTTCCTGCCTACGATAAGGCATGTACGCTGAATCCTCCAGGCATCACGGATGTCCGTGGGCTTCTCCCATTTACCTGCCTCGTCTAAATACAGCAGGTGAAGCTTTTCACCATCGTATGCATTGTTGGTAGTGTTCTTCCAGTTAATTACCGTATTAAGAGCCTCGCCCTTCTGCGCAGTCTTATTGTTCTTCGTGATTCTTTTAGAGGGCTCGCGAAAAGCCAGCTCCATGCGTGGGTTTGTGGTACCATCCTGAATGGGTTTAAAAAAGAAGGGGTAATGCCTAAACATCTGCACAACCTTCTTCATGAATATATTCTCTTGGGCATCCTTACCAGTCTTAGACTGTATCCCCAAAAGCTTGTCTTTGACTTGTGTGGCTTCGTCAAGCAAAACGGCAGAGCAGATGTTAGTGTATCCGCTCCGCCTGCATTTGGTATACAGCTGACCTATACACCTAGGGTCCGCCTCACACGCAGCTAAATGTAAGAAGATTTCTCTTTGGAAGTTCAGGAAGCTAGGATAGCCTATATCCATCCTAGTCCACTGCAGCATCATGTAATGCCTACCCGTAATATACGTAGGGACACCGTTGTTATAGAACCAAAAGCCCTCACGCCTACGTCTAAACTCCTCCTCGATATACGGAGAAAACTTTTGTCTGAACTCCCTTGGCATTTCGAGCCACTCATCCATAGAGCGAACCCTAGACAGTTCCTGAGGCATATCGTCCCTTTGCCACATCTGCAAGCGCTTTGCGCTTCCATATCCCGCAATTTGTTTTTTGGGCGGCTGAGCGGGAAGAACAATGACCAGCCCACCAAGTTCAAGACTTTTACCTTGCGTACCGTTGGGACAAATCTTGATGCCTGGATCATCGTACTCTTCTATATCTACTAGAACGCTCATCGTCCCTGAGAGGCATAACGCTTCTTGTAGTTTTTAGAGTTCTTGTTCTTAGACTGTTTTGTCTTTGCGTGCACACCCTTTCTTCTGACGCGCCGCTTCTCGTAAACTGGAGTTAGTTGTTTTGCCATTGTATTTAATTTCGTACCCCTGTCAGGACTCGAACCTGAAACCTACGCATTAGAAGTGCGTTGCTCTATCCTGTTGAGCTACAGGGGCGTGGTACAAATTTAATTAAAGTCCGCGAGGTGGGGCTTGAACCCACATGTAACCAATTACTCTTTCAGCAAGGTATAAGCTTGAGGAGATACTCGCGGTTATTTATTTCTCCTCTCATGGGTCTTTTTGCGATGACAGTTAGAGCACCTTACCTC